GTCGTTTGACTTCTTGAATAACTGGTCGCGTGTTTCGTCAGATATGGAGGTTCCTCGAAGCATTTACATTAGCGACGGCGCAATGGTACTCTCTCTTTTGAAATGCTTGTCGCATTTACAGATGCTTGTCTGACTCCTTTTAGGGAGTCCGGCATAATCACTTTGATAAATGCGGGCGCATTTCCCGAACAGATGCTTGTCTGACTCCTTTTAGGGAGCCCGGCATAATCACTTTGATAAATGCTCAGTCTTAACCTTTATATCTTCAACCGATGAATCTTGTTATAATTTGCCATCTCTTGGCGCATAAACCACGGTTTTTTCCGCGACGCAATCTTTCGCATCACGACTTCCAGGATGATTCCCAACGCAATCTTGCTCATCTTTGTCGTTGTATCGGCTTCGTATTGAATCGGTATATTTGCCGACTTTAGCACATTGTTCAGAAGCACGATGATATCGCCTTTCGCCTCCTGCATCAAATACGCACCCGGGTTATTGCGTTTCAACAAGAACTGTTTGATTTTAAACACGGAAATACCGGTTTTGAATCCCCCGAAAAACCCAACAATCTTGGGCAAAGATAGAGGTTCTGTGAAAAACCGTTCATTCAATACGGGTTCAAAAGTCTCCATCCGATAAGTAATATCACTCCAATCGGCTAAATCAAACAACACATTTTCGTCATCTTTCGCAATCAGAATGCCTCGGGTGTCCTCTATTTGGAACACCAAGTATTTGAAATACTCCACTGTATATCTCTCCAGTTCGGTAGATGGTTTATTATCGGTAACCGCCCATTTTGCCAGGGTTACTCGGTCTTTGTATTCCAGCGAGTTTAGTGCGTGTTCCCAAATGTAGGGTGTCAGCTCCGCCTCTGTTATCCCATGTTTTTCCATCAATTGTTTTTTCGCCGTGAAATCAATGAACTCCGCCACCTTTTTCTTGGACGAGCTCGCCTTGTAACTATTCACATGGTTGTACCAATCTTCGTCGTTGGCTACCGTAACGGTTGCGGCACCAAGAGCCCGCGCGACATTCATCTCAATTTCGGCTAAAATGCGGCGGACCTCAACATTACCAATTGTTGGCATGGCTTTTGCTTGCCCAGTTATAGTCGCTACAGCCTGTTCCGAAATCGTGGATGAAATCCCCACGCGGACCCTCTCATTTTTCGCCTGAACGGGCACCATTGAATCAAACACTGATGAATGAGGGTCGGTCACTTCCAGCGGCTGGAAAAGGTAGTATTTGTCGCGATTTATCAACCGCCCCACCCGTCCATATTTGTCGGTAAATGTCCGCGATGGATTCTGAACAAGCTCGGTCAAGGCAAAATACAAGTTGTACTTATTGGCTGCACCCACCATATTCTCAATCACGTCATAATGGAGCGCGATTTCGCGGCCAATAATGGCGGTCACTTTCTCTATCAGCTTTTGTAGAATAAACGCACTTGGTTTCGTAATCAGAATGCCCTGCTTCTCCTCCGGCATCGGCTCCTCGGGCAAACAACTGTATTCGCAATCGGGCATATAATCGCACGCAGATGAATTGGATTTGTCGCCCACTTGAAACAACTGCGGTTCCTCCATCGTAGAGGAGCGAATCATCACTTTCCCAACGGCGGTCATATTCACATCCGTGAAATAGGTTTGTGAATGATTCAGCACGCAATCCACCGAAATCTGTTTCAAAAGTCGCGTCACCTTGCCGATGTTTTGCGCCTTCTTCTCTGCGTATTGATAGACATATGTGTCCGCCGAAAACACATCTGCGACGGCGGGGAGCGCCGCATGTAAGTAAATCTCCACGTTCCTCTCTTCAAACTCCAATTTACAATGACTCAAGTTGCGCACACCGCGCCCCACAATCTGTTCAATGCGGTTCAAATTGTACCACGGATCCAGAATATGAACCTGGCGCACGTATTTGAAATCCAGGCCCTCCGACGCCGCGCGCGAAATGAGGATGACACGCACCAGGGCGCCATTCTTATTGGCCTCTCCCGTGGCATAATTGATATCCGCCGCGTTGTTCTGCGAGAAATACTTGTCCCCCGACAAAATCATATATTTTGCTTGGTTGAACTTCGTGCCCGGCACGGCGGGTTTCATCGTGATGGCGTCAATCGGCTCGCTATCAATCGCGCCCGGTTTAAACAGCTGTGTGGCATTCGCAGAGGTCCCATAGCGCGTGAATCCCATCTCCTCTAAGGCCAACGATACGGGCACGATACCGCCATCAATGTATTGGGTATAAATGATGATGATGCCGCGCGAACGCCGAACGCACGCGCAAATATCGGCGATTTTGGAGCTGTATTTGCGCAACTCAGTTTCGTGAAATATGCGGGGAATGCCGCGCTTGTACTCGTAATTGTATTTGCGGTACTCATATACTTCTCCTCTCTTCTCGCTCTTTTCCACAAAAGACATATTGGTCTGAAGCCCTTCTTTGCCGACAAACTTCGCATCCCCCGACACGCGATGAAATGTCATATTCAAGGCTTGTAGAGGCATTTGGAGTTGGGCGTATCCGTAACTCTCGTTGTTAAAATCAATATTCACGTCCGAGTTCATATATTCGCGCATAATAAGTTCATAGGATTCTTGCTGATATGGGTCCAAAGTGGTATAGTAGAGAGGCGTATTTATCGGCGTTTTCGCGAGTTTGTTGTTGTCCGGCGCGAATGCGTCGGGATAGATGCGAAAGGGAAACGTGTATGGGTTTTCACCGCGAACATAGGACACGTAACCATTAAGTTTTTGCTGTAACAGATCGGGTTTCACCAATACGCCTTCGGCGGTAAATGCGTCCTCATATTGGATGGGGGCGCGGCGGTCATTGATATTGAGCAGATTACATATCCAGATGATTTCGCGGGGGGAATTGAACATCGGGGTGGCGGACATCAATATGAGGCGGAGGTTGTCGGCATGCGCGGCGACGCGCAACAACAATTTGGCGAGCCGCTTGTCTTCTTTTGCGCAATTGTGAACCTCGTCAATGATGATGAGCCGATTGTTAAAAATGCGCTGTATATTTTGGACCTCTATTTGCTCTCTTAGTTCAGCGTCTTCGGTGGCCTCGTAGACCGAGTTATAGACATTTTCTTGGATGAAATTGGCCAGCTGTAAGTAGCCCATAAAAGCATAACTCGTGTTGATGATTGTTTTCACTTGCGACGCGATTTTCTCTCGACTAATATTGGCACTGACAGGGTTTATTTCGCGGATGAGCTTGTTTCCAACACACGAGTTATTCTTCCATGTCCCCTCTACATATTCTAGCTTGGTTTCATCAAACAATTGTAATCTGAAATTGTTCTGTACGTTGCTAGAGGCGATCACCATAATGCGTTGTGTGATGCCGGCGTTTTTCATATAATCGCGCAATTCTTCGGCGATGCCGATGGCCGAGCATGTTTTGCCGGTTCCGACGCCGTGGTATATGAGGAGCCCCTTGTATGGCGTGTTCTGGGAAATGAATGTTTTGACAAACAATTGGCGGGCTTGTAGTTCAAACTCGGGGTTTTCGCAAATCATATCGGACGTTTCCTTGAGAGGTTGGGTGATATCGGCGTCGTAGGTGAATGCGCTGAACTCGTTGCGTTTGGCGATTTTTTGATTTAGAAAGGGGTCGTTGAGAGAGGGATACAAGAATGAGCTGTTTTCAAGCAGACCGCTATCGGATGGTGGCGATTCTTCTGGTGATTCTTCTTGTAAATCTTCTTCTTCTGGTGATTCTTCTTGTAAATCTTCTTCTTCTTGTAAATCTTCTTGTAAATCTTCATCTTCTTGTAAATCTTCTTGTAAATCTTCATCTTCTGGTGATTCTTCTTGTAAATCTTCTGGTGATTCTTCTTGTAAATCTTCTGGCGATTCTTCTTCTTCTAATTCATCTTGTAAATCCTCTATTAGTCTGTAATCTTGTAAAACAACTTCAGGTGATTCCAAACTACTTCTCACAATTGGCTGGTATTCATCGGCATTTATTAATTCAAGACGTTGTAGTTCTTTGTCAATTGTATTTCCTCTACTTATATCCGAAGGTGATTCATATTTATTTGCTGGAAGATCGACCTTATGTAACTTGACCTTAATCTCGGACTTGACAGATGGCTTAGCCTTGGCTTCCGACTTGGCCTCAGATGGCTTAGCCTTGGCTTCCGACTTGGCCTCAGATGGCTTAGCCTTGGCTTCCGACTTGGCCTCAGATGGCTTAGCCTTGGCATTAGCCTCAGATAAATCTAAAGACGCACTCGAGTCCAACGACGGTGTCAAAACACTACTAATCACATCTCCAATCGTTTTCAACAATGATGGTTCCTCTTTTACTTTGCGTTTGGTACCACGCTTTGCCAATTGGCGTCTTTTATATTCTTCATCCGACATACATTCATTATTATAATTAGGCCGCCGTCGTGTTCCTGCTTTACACCTCGGTAATCGGGGTTTCTCCATATATGTATATTATATCCACATACATATATTATTTTTGTACCAACAACGTAAGTTGCGGTCTAATACGCATTTGGTTAATGGCCCTTATGAAAGCCCGACCTTCGGTTAAGGCCTTAAGCAGTCGGCCGACCGGAGGTTAAGGGCCCTTCGGGCCCTCCTTTCAGGAGCCCTTAAGCAAAGGTCGTCGTACAAGACGTCAACACAATATTAATATTTGATAAAATCCGTTTTTTTTCTAAATTATAAGGTCTTATTGCCCCCAAGCATTCGTTGAACGATTTCCATTCCACTTTACTCACTTCAAACTTATCCACGTCTGTCATTTTCTCAGCCACACTCGTATTGTAATCCACATACATCAAGAAATACCGATGTTTGTACGACTTGTAATTGGACCCCATAAATATCTCCTCATATGGTGCCAAATTACTAACCACAAACGTCATATTGCGCGTTTTGATCCCCGTCTCCTCGTAAAACTCGCGCAGCGCGCAATCAACGTCACTCTCATTGTAATTGCGCTTCCCTTTTGGAAAGCCCCATTCTGGTTCGTCCCACTTTGTCATGCATTCATTTATCATCGTCTCCAGCGTGAAGGTAGGCGGACTTGCTTGAACGAACATATTCGGTGGGGTCTTGTTCATATATACGCCGCTTTTCAATTGGTTAAACTTTTCGCGCGACACCATTTCTTCCGTTTTATAGCGACTTTCGCCAAACTCATAAGACGGCGATTTATTCACGGACAACCCCGGTGGTGCGACCGGCTTATCCCACACCTTTTCCCAGACTTCATCAAACGTGTGTTCTAGCAACATCGCCCTCTCTTGAACCGTCATCTGGGAAATCATATTCATAATATAATATTTGTTGTTCACCGAGTATTTACCGCGAATAAAATCCATCAAACCGAGTGTGTCCTTGCGCCGTATCATCAAATATTCAATCGCCTTTGTTTCCGGGTGTTTCCGATATGCGATAATCCCATTGCTAGTGATGGGCATTTTACATTGGTATGCTGGATGTCCACGTTTTCCACAATTATTACAACTCATTTCCAGGGTCTTTCTACCTAGTGTATGAAAATACTTCTAAATACTATCTGGTAGTATATTAATTGATGTCAGCCGCAGAATCCGCGAAAACCTGGGGTCCGCATTACTGGTTTTTCATGATGTCGGTCGCCCTCTCTTATCCCGATTTCCCCAATGAAACCATCAAGCGCAAATACTACGATTTCTTCACGAACTTTGGGCTTTTCATTCCGGATCCCGATATGGCCAAGCGGTTCAGCCAAATGTTGGACCGCTACCCGATTACACCTTATTTAGGTAGCAAAGACTCGCTGGTTCGCTGGGTCGTATTTATCCACAACAAATACAATGAAATGCTGGGGAAACACGAGGTTTCGCTGGACGCGGCGCTGGCCGCTTATTATGACCAGTTTATACCGAAGCCGGTGTATTTACATCATAAACTGAAGATGCGACGATACTGGATCCACGCGGCGTTCATTGTATTGTGCTTCGCGCTCATCTTTTGGTTAGTCTAGACGCCCACCTTTGGTTAGTCTAGACGCCCACCTTTGGTTAGTCTAGACGCCTACCTTTTGGTTAGGCCCACCTTTTGGTTAGGCCCACCTTTTATACCGTACCAAAATATATATAGGGAATGCGTATTGAAATACTTATTTTATTGGTAACTGGATTTTTGATTGCCAACGTCTATACGGACGGCAAATACTGGAAACTGTTACAAACCAACCAGAAATACTATAAAATGGGCGGAATCGCTCTGGGCGGATTGATGTTGTTTGTCCTCTTTAAAAAGTTCCCCGCGAAGGCGCAAGACATTCTTCGCGGGTCCAATGAATATCTCAAATACTTGCCAGTGGATCGCGAAACAACCTCTATGCTTAGTCCCATTTTAGACTTCACTTCCAAACAAAACTTGTATGGTGATATGGACGATGTCTCGTTTCCCATAGCACCGATGGCGCCAGCGGGATCCATTGACCGCTTGTCCAGGTCAGGCGGAACAAGCGACAGTAGAGGCATAAGTGGCGGCACAAAAGCCACCAAGCGCTCCGTAAGTGAGACTAAGAAGAAGTTTGTCGCCAGCAGTCAAAACTGGAAATGCGGCGACTGCGGCGAGCAGCTCTCTGCGTGGTTTGAGGTAGACCACAAGGTCCGCTTGGAATATGGCGGCAGTAACCACATAGATAATTTAGTCGCTCTTTGCCGCGAATGCCACGGCCGCAAAACCACGATGGAAAATCTATAAAAAATAGAGGCATAATATAAATGGACTGGGAGTCAACTGAAGGAACCGTACTCATCACATTTCTAGTATTACTTGGATTGGGTGGTGTTGCAGCTATATTAAATTATTATGACATGGACATATTTCAAAAATCGTATGATTTTATTCAGTATATTATAGAGCTCGTGCAGAACAACGTTCCGGTTTTTGCAGTATTTATTTACTTAATCGTAATCTCGTTCTTCTTAACGGATAAACCCAAAATAGATAGTGCACTATTTTATGGACTATTAATTATCGTGCCTCTCTTAGTAAGCATATTTTATTCTTTTTCAGGGAACCTTTTTGAATCGTTCACTAATGTTTTGGCAATCGCAAAAGAAAACTTCTCTGGAACAACCATTTTGAAGATTTTAGCAGCAATTGCGGTTTTATATGGGTTAAGCCAAATATCTCTTTCATCCTACAGCGCACAAGTGATGGCATATGGCGGCACCGTGGTAGGTACCTTAATTGCGATTGTGGGACTCGCAATTGCTGCCAAAATATACCGATCGCGCATCTACAATATGACGGGGCTCAGCGGGTTCATCGTGAACTTCATATTCTTTATCCCTTGTTTAATCTCCGATTTCGTGGAATACATGTATGGAGATTTCGCCAATACACCCAAGATTGTCTTTATCTTGTTCGTGTTTGAAATCATCCTCATCCTCCTCTATTTATATCTTCCGGTGTTGATGAAAAAATTGGAAGAAAACAAAGGCAATATCATCATTAACAAACCAATAAGAATCAATTACAAGAACGACGTGAGCAACTACATTGACATGCAGACCGCCGATAAATCCACGGATTTGTCTACCACTACACGAACCACCATCACTATTCGCGACAAGTTCGCAATATCCATGTGGGTCTATATTGTCCCAATGCCGCCAAATCACGTGCCATACAATACAGAAGCAAATATTCTCAATTTCAATCGCCATCCGCAGATCACATACAACGGTACAGATAAGCGATTTAGCATTTATTATAGTAATAATGAGACAGACGTATTTGACGCGCCTCTAGAGAAATGGAATCATATACTTGTCAATTATACCAGAGACACAGTTGACCTTTTCTTGAACAGTGTCTTGGTAAAAACGCATATGCGTGTTATTAATGACGAGTCTTTAAATGTCGGCGACATTTTGACAACGGGACAAGAAAATGGGCTCCAAGGCGGAATTGCCAGGGTCGTTTATTATGACCAAGCTCTCTTGTTTTATGAGGTCGGTCGGGCGTATAATTACGAGAAAGCCTTGGTCGGGTACGAATAATGTTGATGATGCGTCCCCGAAGGGGTAAGCAGAGCGGAGCATCATCTAATCCGTTGAAAAAAGGCTCCCTCCCTTTGGGTGGGAGCCTTTTTGACAATAATTATATCGGACCAACATATACATATGTTTGGAGGACAATCAATAGAAACCGCTTATCCCATTATCAAAGAAACCATCCCTGCCTCTCATTTAGGATACAAAACCAACAATCGTTATGATGGGTTTCCGCCGTTGATGAGCGACGGTCGATCTGTTTTTGCGGGAGCCAGGTCAGAGACACTTCTACAAAACACGATATTGAAGAACATGAACAGTAGCCTAGATGAGAAGTCCAGCATCAACAATGCGCAATACCGTGAATATATGGTTAAGAACGCGCGTAAAATCATGGAGGCCGACTTCCGCAATGCCAGTAATGATGTAGGCTACTATGAGAGGTTCGCTGACATAATACGCGCGCAGAATGATACAGCATCCGTCTCGGGAGCGCCCTACCTCTATAAGGATACCGCAGACAGTGCGAGACCACTTGGGTATTCAGATAGTGACTTGAAGGCTATTTATTTGACCAGGGAGGAATTGGATGCGCGACGTTCTACGGCGGCATTTCGGCCAGTTTAGATATTTTGTTATTGAGTAATCTATTTTAATCAATAATTTAACAAGAGGATGAGAGGCTATCACCGGTATAAATGTGCGAAGGTATAAAATATCATTGTAAATATATAATGAGTAAAAAAACATTGGGTATAATGAATCCGAATTCACTTAGTGTATTTAATCAACCCTCTATTGCATCACAATATAATAATCTAAAAGAGGTTGATGCGTATATTAGCAGTTTACCAGAAACTATCCCGAAAATTAAGGCTGAATATGTAAAATCTTTTATAACTAAAGGAACAAAAGTAAATGAAGGCGCATTTGGTCAAACTTATATAAATCTAGATAGAACCAATGTTATCAAAGAGATTTCTTTACAAAAACGGTATGCCATGTTGTTAAGTCATTCCGAAGCTGAAATAAATGCTACAATAATCGGTGAACTCAAAAGCGAGATTGAATACTATCATGAAATATCAAGCCGTTGCGATAATGTGTGTAAGTTTTTAGGATACTACTATGATACATCATCAAAATATATGTATATCAATATGGAAAATTGTGGAACTGATTTATTTGATATTTACGCAGAAAATCAAGGACCACGTTTAGAACAAAGTAAATATTTTATTAAACAAATTGTGGAAGCGTTAGTTTGCTTACACACAAATGGTTTTGCTCATCGCGACTTAAAACCTGAAAATATAACAGTAACCCCAGAAGGGAAAATATTGTTGATTGATTTTGGATTTCTTACAAAGAACGGAGATAGAATTGTACCTGGAAAAGGAACTCCTTTATATAGGTCTCCTGAAAACTTTGGAAAAGAATTACTAAGGTTTGAAGAACTAATGGCTTCTGATATATATTCTCTTGGTGTGATAATTATGTTTATGTTTTTGAAAGATTATGAAATTTTATTTAATACATTTCCAGAGAATACATTTCCAGAGAATACATTTCCAGAGAATACATTTCCAGAGAATACATTTCCAGAGAATACATTTCCAGAGAATACATTTCCAGAGAATA